CTCCCGAAATCTCTCTCCTTTTCGGGTACAGGCTCCGTAAACAGTCGGAATCATGGCGCTGGCTAACGCAATCCCCCGCTCATCACCGAAGGGCCGAGAGAAGCCCCGGATCAGTCCACCGACCCCGGCCCGCAGTCTGCTCAAGGAGTGGGAGCAGACGTGCGAGCGCATCGGCTTCGAGCCGTTCCCGTGGCAGCGGATCGCCGCCCGGTACGACAACGCCATCGGGCGTAACGGCCTGTGGTTGTTCCCCGAGGTGGCCCAGATCGTTGCTCGCCAGAACGGAAAAACACGGCCGCTCGTTCCGAGGATCGTCCACCGGCTGCGGATGGGCCGGCGGATCATGCACACGGCGCAGAACCGGGAGCTACCGCGTGAGGTCTTCGGCCATGTCGCGGAGATACTCGGCGCGGTGCCCGGAGAGTTGGCAATCAAGGGCGGGCGGATCGTCATGCCGCGGTATGCCAACGGTCAGGAAGAGATCAAGATGCGCAACGGCGGGTCATACCGCATCGTCGCGCCGACGCGGTCCGGTGCCCGCGGCCCGTCGAACGACGACGTGATCATCGACGAGGTCCGCGAGCTGGACAACTTCGACTTCATCGCAGCCGCCAAGCCGACGCTCACCGCTTCCGCTAACCCGCAGATCCTGTACCTGTCGAATGCGGGCGACGAGACATCCGTTGTGCTGAACGCGCTGCGGACCCGTGCCGATGGCGATCCATCACTGGCCTACCTGGAGTGGTCCGCGGCACCCAACCGTGCCGCCGACGATCATGCCGGGTGGCTGGAGGCCAACCCGTCCATCGGCCACATGTCAGGCATCCTGCCGTACCTGGAGCGGGAGTACGTCGCCAACAAGCTGGCCGGCACGATGGGGATCTTCGAGACGGAGCACCTCTGCCGGTGGGTCGCCTCCCTCCGTGAACGGCTCGTTGACGAGTTCTCCTGGGTCCGTTGCAAGGCCGACACCGGGACGCCCCTGCGCCCCGTAATCGCGGTGAGCATGGACCCCAAGGGCCGGAGGGCATCCGTCGCGCTGGCGTGGCGTTCCGGGGAGGAGGTTGCCCTCCGGCTCCTTGTCGATGTGACCGGCGAGCCAATCGACACCGACGAGCTGGGCAGGCAGGTGAAGCAGCTCTGCCAGAAGTACGGCATCCGACAGGTGGGCCACGATCCGCTCACCGACAAGGAGCTGGTGAAGTACGTCAAGACCGGCAAGCCCATCAGCGGCGGCGAGTTCGCCAACGCGTCGGCGCAGTTCAAGAACATCGTCACGGCGCAGAAGCTCAAGTGGTCGGAGTGCGACGCCGTGACCGACGACCTGACCTGGACATCGGAGAAGCCCAACGGGGAAGGTGCCTATCACGCGGTCCGTGCCCTCGATGACCGCCCGATCACCGCATCGCTTGCCGCCATCCGGGCGGTATGGTTGGCGAGCGGCCCGCCTGTTCCGGTAGCGAGGGTGTACTAGATGAACGTCCGAGAGTCGGTCAAGGCGTTGTTCTCCCCCATGCCGGAGCCGCAGACGGACCGCCAGATGCAGATCGCGGACCGGACGGACGTGGCTCGTGCCGTCAAGGCGGGCATGCGCTCCATCGACAGCTTCACGACCTACCCGGATTGGGATACGCAAATCCTGCAAGCATTCGGACTGTCCCGCCGGCCGTGGCGGTTCCCATCAGTGGCGGAGGCCCTCGGGACGCCCGCCATCTTCCGGGCGGTGTCGCTCATCGCCAACACCACGGGCTCACTGGCCGTCGAGACGTACCGCAACGGCGTGCGCCTGGAGGGCGCGGACGTGCCGCGGCTCGTTACCCGTCCGGACCCGTTCCGCACGCCCAACAAGTTCTACCGCGACACCGCCTTTTGGCTGGCGTCGTATGGCGAGGTGTGGTGGTGGGTCGCCAAGCGGGATAGCGACGACCTGCCCATGTCGCTCATCGCCATCCCGCCGTGGGAGATCACCGTTGACCCGACCGTGGACCGGTTGCAGCCGGTCATCACCTGGAGCGTCCGCGGCAAGCAGACGGTCATGGACCCGCGCGACATGCGGCAGATCACCTTCCTCCCCAACCCGGACGGCGGGCTGCGGGGCGTCGGTCCGTTGCAGATGTGCGGCGCTGCGGCGTCGGTCGCGGTCGAGTCGCAGGAATGGGCCGCCAACTTCTATGCCGAGGGCGGCTACCCGTCGATGTGGGTCAAGGCCGCCGGCTCCCTCGGAGACACCGACACGGGGCCGACCGAAGCGGAGCTGTTGAAGCAGCAGATTGCCTCCCGACCGCACAACGTACCGCTCGTCACCGACGAGGGGATCGAGGACATCACGGAGTTCGGCGTCAACCCCGCCGCGGCGCAGATGCTAGACGCACGGCTAGCCAACAAGGGCGATGCCGCGAACATGTTCGGTATCCCCGGCGTGCTGCTCGAGTACAACGCACCCGGCTCCTCCCTGACGTACCAGAACGTCCAGGAAGTCTTCTCACTGTTCGTCAAGACGAGCCTTGCGCCCAACTTCCTGGAGCCCATCGAGCAGGAGATGTCGGACCTCCTGCCCCGGTCCACCGTGGCGCGGTTCAACGTGTCGGGCTTCGAGCGGGCCAACGCCAAGACCCGATGGGAGACGTATGGGCTGATGGTGCCGGTGATCGGCCCCGAAGAGGCGGCGGCCATCGCCCGCCGGTCCGAGGGTATCGACGCCGGAGACGTGGAGTTCCAGCCCGTGCCGTTCGCCCCTCCTGCAGCGTTCCCGACACGGCTTCCGGTCGCACGCTCCGCGGAGCCCGTGCGTTGCTCCGGCCGACGCGTCCTCAAGGGCGTACTCCGGCCGTGCAACAAGCTGCTGGCCGAGGCGGGGCCGTTCATCGGCTCATGCCCGCGCTGCGGCACGGCCTATCTTGACGAGGCCACCGCGTAGGCCGTACGCTCCGCGCAATTGAAGAGGGCCGTACGCTCCGTCGTCTTGCCCAAACCATGTGACCTCCACCCGCACGGGCCGTGTCCGAAGTGCGGAGCGTGGAGGTCTTCTGTTTTGGGCGACGACACCGAAGAGCTGGAGCTACCGGCAGACGAGACGGTAATCACCGTCCGGGATGCGAGCAAGCGCGAGATCGACGTGCGCCTCGTCCCGTTCAACAAGACCATCAGCACCCGCAGCGGTGCGGAGGAGTTCGCACCCGGCTCCGTGGCCGGCACTCCTGACAACGCCCTCTTCCTCATGGGCCTGGAGCACTCCGGCACGCTCGGCCTGGGGTCGGACGGCCAGCCCACCATGAAGCGCGTGCCCACCGGACGGTCGGTCCGGGTATGGGAAGAGGCAGACGGCGGATACGCCACGTTCAAGGTTGCCCGCACGGCTGCCGGCGACGAGATCATGGCGCTGGCCGAGGACGGGATCATCCAGGGCGTCTCCCTTGAGATGGACCTCGGCCGGAACATCGTCGAGAAGGTCACACGAGCCGGCCGACGTGTCAGCCGGATCACCCGCTCCGCGCTCACTGGCGCGGTACTCACCTACCGTCCCGCCTATGGCGAGCAGGCGACGGTACTTGCTATCCGCTCGCAGGAGGGCCACATGGCCGAGAACGACGCCCCGGCCGTGACCGGGTTCACCGCGGAGGATCGGAACGCGCTCGTGAGTGCGATGTCCGATGCCTTCCGCGCTCCGCTCGATGCGGTCATGGGCCGCCTTGAGCAGCTCGAAGAGGCGGATCGGCAGGCCGTCACCCTCCCCGCGACCCGCGCGGAGGACAAGGAGATCCCGCCGCTCGGCGTGTGGGCGCACACCGTCCTCGGCGTCCTCTCGGGCGAGATCACCCCGGCGGTCGCCATGCGGTCGCTCGATGACGTGATCACGACCGACAACCTCGGCGTCGTGCCCACGGCGTACCTGACGGAGCTGATCGGCGTCATCGACGCATCACGTCCGTTCCTGTCAACGACCCGCCGCCTGGACCTCCCGCCGGCGGGCATGGACATCAAGGTGCCGGTCATCAACCAGCGGCCGGAAGTCGGCATCCAGTCACCGGAGAAGGAAGAGGTAGCGTCACAGAAGACGCTCATCGGCACGCGGACCTTCGGGGCCGTGAGCATCGCAGGCGCAGCGGACATCTCCGTGCAGCTCCTCCGGCGCTCGTCGCCGTCCTTCCTCGGCCTGTTTATCGAGCTGCTCGCGGAGGCATACGCGCAGTTCGCGGAGGATGTCGCGCTGGACTCCCTCGCCAACGCGATGGGCGGCTGGAACCAAGGCGACCCGCTCAACCCGGCGAGCCTGTCGCTCGGCGCAGCGTTCGTCACGAGCTTCGACGCCATCCGCCGACCGCCGGACACCATCTGGCTGTCCACCCAGGCCATCGGGGAGTTCATCGACGCCAAGGCGACCGGGACCAACGCCC